GATACCCGAATTGTATCATTCTAAATTGTATTTAAGTAATAAGTTTATGGCTTTCGTTAATAAAGTGAAGCCAAATACTTTTAGTCACACGAAAGGTGAACATCCAAGATTAATTATACCTTTCTATGACGCAGATGGTAAAGTATTCGCTTTCCAAGGTCGAGCATTCGGCAAAGAACAACCAAAATATCTAACCATAAAGTTAGACGAGAATAAACAAAAGGTTTATGGTTTAGATACTGTGAACTTACAAGAACATATTACCATAGTCGAAGGACCTATAGATAGTATGTTTTTAAATAATTGTTTGGCGGCTGCAGGTGCAGACTTGACATTAAGAGTAGAACCTGATAATGTGACATACATATTTGATAATGAGCCAAGAAACAAAGAGATTATAAAAAGAATGTATGATGTCGTTGAGAAAGATTACAACTTAGTCGTGTGGCCAGATGACATGCGACATAAAGACATTAACGATATGATTCTTTCAGGAATGAGTAAGGCTGAGGTGCAAACTATTATAAGTAACAACACCTTTGCTCAATTAGAAGCGTTAACCAAATTAAGTTACTTTAAAAAATGTTAGGAGAATAGATGGTAAATGAGATATTAAATGTACAGAAAAGAAATGGCAGAGGTACCGAACCTCTTAACATTGAGAAGATACACGAAATGGTTGAGTATGCTTGTGAAGATATCACAGGTGTATCATCATCACAGGTAGAGATGTCAAGTGGTCTACAATTTTATGATGGTATGACTACAGATGAAATTCAAAAAATTCTTATTAAGTCTGCTTCTGACCTTATCTCTTTAGACAATCCTAATTATCAATATGTAGCTGCCAGATTATTACTGTATAGTTTAAGAAAACAAATTTTTCGTAGATTGTGGGACCACCCACATATTTTTGACCATGTTAATAAATGTGTTGACAAAGGTATCTACGACAAAGAAATTCTATCAATGTATGACAAAAAAGATTTTGATAGAATGGAGAATTGGATTTCGCATGAGAGAGATTATGATTTCACTTATGCTGGTCTACAACAGGTTGTTGACAAATATCTAGTACAAGATAGAAGTACAGGTGAACTGTTTGAAACACCACAGTTTATGTACATGATGATTGCTGCTACATTATTTTCAAAATATCCTAGTAACAAAAGGATGAGTTATGTTAAAAAATATTATGACGCTATTTCAAAATTTAAAATCAATATACCTACGCCTGTTATGGCCGGTGTTAGAACGCCTATTAAGCAGTATGCTAGTTGTGTCTTGGTTGATGTTGATGATACTCTTCCATCTATTTTCAGTAGTGATATGGCTATCGGCAATTATGTTGCACAAAGGGCTGGAATTGGTATTAACGCCGGCAGAATCAGAGGAATCAATTCCCGAATTAGAGGAGGTGAGGTTCAGCACACAGGAGTTGTACCGTTCCTCAAAAAATTTGAAGCAACGGTTAAGTGTTGTACTCAAAACGGTGTTCGAGGAGGCTCGGCAACGGTTCATTTCCCAGTTTGGCACAAAGAAATAGAAGACATTATTGTTTTAAAGAACAATAAAGGGACAGAGGATAACAGAGTTAGAAAATTAGATTATTCAATTCAGTTGTCAAAATTATTTTATGAAAGGTTTATAAATGACGAAGACATTACACTCTTCTCACCACACGAAGTACCCGAACTTTACGAAGCATGGGGAAGTGAAGAATTTGACGAACTGTACAAAACAGCAGAAAGAAAAACAAGTGTTACCAAAAAGAAAGTGTCAGCACAAACATTGTTCTTCGCCATGCTTAAAGAGAGGGCAGAAACCGGTAGAATTTACATAATGAATATTGACCATTGTAATACTCATTCTAGTTTTAAAGATAGAGTTTACATGTCAAACTTATGTCAAGAGATTACATTACCTACAGACCCTATTCAACACATTGATGGTGAAGGAGAGATTGCGTTATGTATTTTAAGTGCAATCAATGTTGGTAAAATTAATTACCTAGATGAATTAGAACCATTATGTGACCTTGCTGTTAGAGCATTAGATGAAATTATAGACCACCAACAATATCCAGTTAAGTCTGCTGAAGTATCTACTAAAGCAAGAAGAAGCCTTGGTATTGGTTATATTGGTCTTGCACATTATCTAGCAAAACAGAAATTAGGATATGGTGACAAAGAAGCATGGAAAGAAGTCGACCAACTTACAGAGGCATTTCAATTCTATCTATTGAAAGCAAGTAATAAAGTTGCCGAAGAAAAAGGTCCATGTGAACTATTCCACCGTACAAAATATTCAGACGGTATCTTACCTATTGATACCTACAAGACAGAGGTAGATGAGCTCGTTAAGAGGAAACTATCTATGAAATGGGAACAATTAAGGAAAGACATTAAAGAGCATGGGTTACGACATAGCACATTATCAGCTCAAATGCCGTCTGAATCTTCTAGTGTAGTTTCAAATGCGACAAATGGTATCGAACCACCTAGAGATTATTTAAGTATTAAAAAGTCTAAAAAAGGTACATTAAAACAAGTTGTACCAGATTATCAAAGATTAAAGAACTTTTATACTCTATTATGGGACATGAAAGGGAATGAAGGATATATAAATATCGTTGCAGTAATGCAAAAGTATTTTGACCAAGCAATTAGTGGTAATTGGTCTTACAATCCAGAAAATTATGATGACAACCAGGTACCTGTGTCGATAATGGCACAAGACTTATTGTCAACATACAAGTATGGTTGGAAGACTTCTTACTATCAAAACACTTATGACGCTAAAAAAGACATTGACGAACCAACACATAGTTTAGGTTGGAAAGATAATGTTGAAGAACCATTGCAAAACTACGGCTCTGAAATTTTAAGTAATAAATTAGAAGAAGAAGATTGCGATAGTTGTACAATATAGAAAGGTAACTTATGGCATATTTGTGTGTCAATACACCTCATGTTGATGTGTATGTTAAGAAAGAGTATCTATATGATGACCAAAAAGGTCACGGTGAGTTAAGTGAGGGTGTATGGGTTACGGCAAAGTCAATTCAAGGTAGAGCATTATACTTTGAAACATATTTACCAGAGTATGGTGCTTTGTATGATAAATTACCGATATCTGCTTTCGTATGGAAGAAAGATATCAAAGAGAATGTTCCATTAACAGAATTGCAGTTATGGGATTGTTTTAGTTATGATATGGCAATTGTTGAGAAACAAATGTTAAGTGGCAATCAATGTAAGTATTTGTCACCAAGTAGAAAGTGGTACAAAGGTTGGTATATGTTTACGATTGATAATGCGAATAGTACGAATTTAGAAAGAAATGTGACTTATAGTGAAGTACCATCACAACATAAGTCGTTTAATATATTAAAGTTAGAGAACGGTCATTTTGCCGCTCAACCTAACAACAGAGTTATATTCTATGACAAGAGTTATACTCCTAGCGAATTGAAGTTTCCAGACTTCAAGGTGTCCACGCAAGAGTATAGTGTAGAATGTGAACAGAAATGGACAGCAGGTGATGATGATAACTATTTTTACGATATCAAGGAGAGAAAAGAATAATGTCGAGAAGCGTATTTAACAAAGATAAAAAATTAGACCAGATGAAACAGCCAATGTTCTTCGGAGAAGACCTACAGGTTCAACAATATGCGGACATGAAGTATCCGATATTTGATAAGTTGAATCAACAACAGTTAGGTTATTTCTGGAGACCTGAAGAGATTTCGTTACAGAAAGATAGAAACGATTATACTGAATTGTCTGAACAACAAAAGTTTATCTTTACTTCTAACCTTAAATATCAAACTATGTTAGATAGTGTACAAGGTAGAGGTCCATGTTTGGCATTTTTACCATTTGTATCTAATCCTGAATTAGAGGGTTGTATTGTTACATGGGATTTCATGGAAACAATTCATAGTAGAAGTTATACACACATTATTAAAAATTTATATTCACAACCAAGTGAAGTATTTGACACTATTCTTACAGATGAGAAGATTGAACAAAGAGCAGAGAGTGTTACAAAGACCTATGATGACCTTATTGACATGGGTTATAGATGGCACATTGATAGAAGTAAAGTAGATTTACAAGAACTTAAAAAGAAAATGTATCTTGCTATGGTATCTGTAAACATACTTGAAGGATTAAGGTTCTATGTATCGTTTGCTTGTTCGTTTGCATTTGGTGAACTAAAACTACTTGAAGGTTCTGCTAAGATTATTTCTATGATTGCAAGAGATGAAAGTCAACACCTTGCAATGTCACAAACTATTATCAATAACTGGCATGACCGTAATGATGATAAAGACATGATTAAGATTAGAAAAGATTGTGAAAAAGAAGTCTATCAAATGTATGCAGAATCAGTAGAAGAGGAAAAAAGGTGGGCAACATATCTATTCTCACAAGGAAGTATGATTGGATTATCAGAAAAACTATTACACCAGTTTGTAGAGTACATGGCAAATCGAAGAATGAAAGCAATCGGTCTAACGCCACAGTACGAACAAAAAACAAATCCTTTGCCATGGGTCGACCATTGGTTGAACAGTAAGGGTATGCAAAACGCACCACAGGAAACAGAGATTGAATCTTATGTAATTGGTGGTATTAAACAAGATGTAGAAAAAGACCAATTCAAAAAATTTAAACTATAATGGAAAAATCAAAAAAAACATGTACCTCCTGTGAAACTAAATATACCGTAGTATGGGATATTGAAGAGCAAGATTTAGAACCACTTACTTGCCCATTTTGTGGACATGAGGTAGAACATGAAGAAGACGAAGAAGAACGACACGAAGATAATGAAGTCGATATGGAAGACGAAGATTGGAATTGATTACAGTCTAACTTCGCCTGCTATACATATTGACGACATTAGAAGTGGTACTTTTTCATTTCATTACCTAACAAGTAAGAAGAAATGGATAGGTAGACAAGGTGAAAATATAACTGGTTATGAACATAAAGAATGGAACGACCCTATTGAAAGATTTACTTACATCTCAGATTTTGTTATGGACCTATTATCAGATTACAAACAAAATCAACCTATTATTTTCATTGAAGGATACTCCTTTGGTTCAAAAGGCCAAGGTGTATTTCAGATTGCTGAAAATTGTGGTATTCTTAAATATCGTTTACTTGAAGAAGAGTATGGTTACCATACAGTTGTACCTAGTGTTGTTAAAAAAGGTGCTACTGGAAAAGGTAATGCAGATAAAGATATGATGTACGAATCATTTTGTAAAGAATTACCAGATTATAACTTGAAAAAAACTTTTGACACAGAAAAGGTAGGTAATCCACTATCTGATATTGTTGATAGTTACTATATTAAAAAGGTTGGTTATGAAAATTTGTCTATTTAATACTAAAAAATCATCATCATCATTTTTAAAATCATTTTGTGAAAGACATAATCACGAAATTTTTGACGCAGTTGAAGACAAAGAAAAGTCTT